GCGCCATACTCTGTCCACGCCGCTGCTGAGGTTACCCCACCAGAGGCGATTGTCGAAAACCTCAATGGCTTTGGCGGTGGTGAATCGGGAGTCTACATCTGCCGCCGCCGCATTATTTCCCGCTGCCGTAATCGTCATCGAGGACGTGCGATCTGTAAACGAGGCCGACAGGTTGTCCTCGTAAATCTTTGCCCCGGCGATGACGTAGCCTTTGGAGCTTGACGCCGAAAAGCGATGCTCGACAAGTCCCGTAATCGTTGGAGTGCCGCTGATGGCTGACGAGTTATAGAGCGCAATGCCGCCACGCTTGCTGACCTCGCCACCGATGCCCACGCGCATGTTCTCCATCGAGAACAATTCCGTGGGGCCAAGATCCTCAGCGGGAACGGCGTAGTTGACGCCCCCGGTCCAGGGTCCGACCTGGACGCTTTCACCGCGAACGGCCATTGCCTACTTCTTCGCCGCCTTCTTAGCCTTCTTGGCTTTCTTGGCGGGTTTGGGTGCCGGTGGACTCTCGAGCGATGCGATATAGTCGCGCACGGGCGCCACATCTTCGGGATACACCTTGCCGCTGTTGATCAGTTCATCCAGAGCGGCGTTCGCCGCGTCTTTGCATGCCATTGCGTCCTCGCTAACTGGCAACGGCCAGAGAGCCGTCTATGGTCTTGAATGTGAAGTCGCCAAAGCCGACGGCATCGGTGCGAATGAGGTGCGTCAGACAGCCCTGGCTGCCGCTGGCGTCCATATCGACCTCGAGGTAGTGGCGCACCATCCGGTCATAGGACTGCTGCGCCAGCGCCGATCCCTCAGCGTCTTGCTTTTCTTGCATGATCTTGGCAGCAGCGTAGTACATCACTGCCGTCTGCACCCAATCGGGCAACCCCAGCGTGTCCAACTCTGTGGCGTCGTTGGAGCTGGTGAAATCCGCGATATATTTGCGATACCTATACTTGATGGTCTCGCTGTTGGTGTCAGGCGTCGGCCAGAGTTGCACCGTCCAGTTCGTATTTGAGCCGTTCCACTTGATGAGGGCGACGTTCTCCGGTCCCGACTTCAGGTCGGTGTCGGGGTCGATGCGGTCGAGCGCCAGAACATCGACCATACGCATCTCAAAATCGTCGGTAACATTGCGGAAGCTCACCGGATGCATCACGTCGTCAGCCAAGTCGTATTCTGACGTGTTTGCCGTTGTCGTGATGCTGCCCTCAGCAAACAGCCACCGCCACTCTTTGACGGCAGAAATCTCTTTGGTGCCGAGGTTGATGTAGTCTCGCGCTTTGGTCTGGAATGTTGCCGCCGCGCTGGATAACCCTGCATTTGCCAGGGCCAGCTCGATGCATTTAGTCAGAGTCATTACACACCTGAGAAATCGACCAGCGTCGCCGTCTTGGTGCTGCCGCCAGCCGTGATCTTGATCAGTATGTCGCCGTCTCCACCCGTTCCGGTGCCGTCAGACTGCCAGAGCGTCGCCATCCCTTCAGGTGGGTCGGCGGGATCGGCAGACTGCTCTTGGAGGTGCAGCAGGTTGAACAACAGCAGGGTACCGTCGCCCGTGTAGTCCACGGCATCGACCAGACCCGTGACTGTGTTCACTCCTCGCTGGCCCCCGCTGCCAACGCCTCAGCATCAATGCCACCACCGTAGCTGCCAGTGCGGTCGCGTTCGGCATCATACGCTTGCGTCGAGGGAAGGGGCGGGAGGTTGTTCAGCCACCTGTCGCGGTATATCTCTACCGCCCAGTTGCCGATGTAGGCGTCGTCGCCAGGCACGGGCGCCTGAGTCTGTACGATCTCCTCCTTGCCGCTGATGGTGTTGCGAACCACCGTGTCCACCTCTTGCATCCGCATGCCGCCACCGTGCTGCACCACCCAATCCGGTGGCGACGGCACAAAATCCGCATCGTGAGCAGCACCGCCCGATACGCGAGACATCTGCAACGCCGATTCGTTGGTCTCACGCTGCGGCCTACGCCGCGCCGCGCTTCCGATGCTGCGCCCTACGCCCAACTCCTTCGCCAGTGCCTCGCGCTCTTCGGTCGAGGCGTTACGCACGGCGTCACGTAGTGCTGCCAGCACGTCGTTGCTGTCGGCCTTCTTTGCTGCTGCTGTCGATGCTGCCATTGGACCTCCTGAAAAAGTGCTGGGGAGGACGCGTTGTGCGCCCTCCCCGGTTGTGTTACGCGACAAGCCCCTGAAGGACCACGCCAACGTGACCCGTGTTATCGGGTGCAAAGGTGGCGAAGCCAACGAGCGGCTCAGTCTCTGCGTCTTTCAACTGCACGGCACCGGCAACGCCATCAGACAACGTGAGGTTGTCGTAGATCGCGATGGAGCCGTCTGCCAGGATCGTAGCCACGCCAGCCGTCTGCACCCAACCGTAGTAGTTGGATGTGAGGCCACGCGTCGTTACGCCAGCGATGACGCCGTCTGTTCCAGCCGTGGCGCCAACGACGTTGTGGTAGAGGCTACCCGTCACGCCTACGTCGGTGTCTGTGGTTACAGCAACCACAAGGCCGTCGTAGAGCGTAAAGGTCACGGCGTTCGATGATGCTGCCGTGTTGCTCTTGATCCTGTACTGGTGACCTTCACCAGCATCGTCAGTGATATGCAGGTATCCACCCGCATACTGGTTGGCGGTAGCCGACCCGACGGTGCCGCTGTCGGTATAGGTTACCTCCGTTGCCCCAGCACTGGCGGCGGTCAGCTTACCATCCGACTCGACGATAGCTGTTGCGCTGACATCCTGAGATACCAGGAGGCCGGGGTTGATTGCTGCTGCCGTGTAGACGTAGCGGAAGCAACGCCCATCGGCCAGCTCGACCTTCTCGCCAATCGCATGCTTTGGCGTCGAAGATTCGGCATAGATGCCCTGCTTCGTGCCGGCACCGCCGACCTTGTTCAGAGCGTGGTTCTGATTGCGATACGTTGACATCTGTCATATCCCCTATGAGCAGGGTGGAACCGCCATTGGCTTGACGGCTATGGTCTACGTGAGTGTCGTTGCCACGCCGTGACGACGACGGTTGTTGGTGGTCAACTGACAACCGACCACGATAAACGCCACCTTAGCCAACTGGTTTGTCGGCTCCTTAAACGGCGTTTTCGCGAAGTTCATGCCGCTCTGCATCTTGAGCTTGAGATACTTGCGGTTGAGCAGGTAGGCATGTTGGCTCGAGCAGTCGCGGTCGTACTTGACCACGGCATTGCGGAAAGCCGGGAACCCAGCATCAAACGGCGAACGGTCGCTCGTCAGGCGCTGGTATCCTGTGCCCTCGAGGATGTCCTGAAACTCTGTAAACAGCGTGAGAGTCGTGAAGATGTCGGAAATCTGGTCGTTGCCCTCAGACGCGTTATTGTAAACGCTCGAGAGGACGAGGACGCCAGCATACGACGGCGCAGACGACGAGGTGAAGTCTGTGCTGGTTGTGTTGCGCTGGTTTTCCCACCACGTCTCGCTGCTGGAGTTGATGCCACCCAGTGTGCTGCCAGCGGAGTCGGCCACGATGTCCTGAAGCCCTAGCATGGACTTGCCCGACTGCGCTCCGTAGATCGCCGCGTTGATGCTGTCGCGGATGGTGTTCATCGACTGCTGCGTCTTGGCGGTGAGCAGCTTGACCGCTGCGTCACTCTTGCGGCTCTCCATCTCCTCAGTCATCGAGATGGTGATCGGCACGGCCTGGTAGCGCCACGGGAAAAAGGCTGCCGTGATGCCGTCCACCGCGTCGGTGTTGAGCGTGTCGTAGTCGCTGAACCACTCGCTCGAGTTCTTGCCATACATGAGATCTTCTTTGATCTCTTTGCCGCCGCTCTCAGTCTCGAGGTTCCCGGCTTGCTTGAACATCTGAAGCGTCGGATACTCATCGAACACGTTGTCGGTGAGGCGCTTTCTGTGTGCCCGCATCGCCAACGTCCATGCGGCATCCCACGTCTCTGTTGTTGAGGTTGCTGCCACGGTTTGATCTCCTGTCTAACTAGCGTTCAAATCCCAGAGCCTCTAGCTCTGCACGGGCTTCGGCGATAGACATATCCCCGCCGCCATCGTGGCTGACAGCCGTGGTCGCAGGTGTCGTAATCTGGCTCTTGGTTGCCTGACGAATGTCGGCATCGGTCTGGCGGGCAACGTTGGCAGCTTGCTGGGCCTTGCCCGTGACGAGTTCATACGACTCCCGCACGGTATAGTTGGCCTTTGTCAGCGGGTTGACCGTATTGATCAGCGCCGCGATCTGCTCACCGTAGTTCTCCACGTCCTCGCCGTGTGCCTCTTTGGCGTCAGCAATCTCAGAGGCCAGCTTTTCCTGACTCTGGACCTCTTGCTGCTGCTGCCACTGCTGCACCGTAGGCACAACCGTTTTCATCTCATCCAGAGCAGCCAGAAGGGGCTGAGTTTCGGCGGCGATCAACTGCCTCACCACCTCCACGCCCTGGCGCTGCTCCTCGCTGAGATGTGAACCGGACAACTGCTCGTTAAGCTGTTCAGCCTGAGTGGGCTGAGGAGGTGCCGCAATCTGCTGGATACGATCCCGCCATTCTTGCTCCACCGTCTCTGCCCGGCGCTGGGCCTCTGCCAGATCCTGGTCGCGCTTGGTGTATCCGCTCTCCAGGTTCTTCAAAGCCTTATACGCTGGCTCAAAATAGGCGCGGTGGTCTTCGGGAATCTCATCGAGCTTGGTGCGGCGTATGTCTACGCTCGAGGGGTCGAAGGGTGCGGAGGTACCGTTCGCGGCTGGCGTAGGCTCTCGCTGAGGTGCGTCGTCATCAAACAGATCAGAAGCAATTTCGCTCCCGCTCGATTGATCAGCGGACGTGTCAGCGGAGGGTGTAGCGTCAGACGGTGCGGCGTCCATCTCTTCGGGCATTACATGTCCTCTACGTGTTTGTCTAAGCGCGACTGTAAGGCCGCACTGGTGTTGCCCGTCATCATCTGCTGCGCCTCGTCGGGCGTCAGATCGATGGCGGGCGTGACGGTATCGGTCTGCGTGTTGTCAGGTGTCTGATCTCGCCAGGACCGCGACCCACCCACGGGGTCGGCGGCTTCGCTGACTTCGTATTTCTTTAACAGTTCTTGTTTATGCTCGTAGCTCTCGACCACCTCGCCAAAGCCCGCATGGAACTTGCCATACATCTTGTTGTGGCGTTGGTCGTCCAGGTGGCCGTTGAAGTTGAAGTTGGCGAACGTGCGAAACATCTGCCCGCCGCACTCACACGGCATAGACTTGGGCAGGTTGCGCGTGATCACGTCGCACTCGAGGTGATCACAGTCCTCGCACTGGTAATCGTGGCGCGGCATTAGCGCATCTGCTGAAGCATCGTTGCCAGAGCTTCGGGCGGCACGTCGCCACCACCTGCTGCTGGACCCATGGCTGGCCCACCCGCTGGCCCACCGGCAGGGGCGCCCTCATCGCCATAAATGGCTTTGTTGATCTGCATCACGATTGCCAGCGCCTCTTCAGGCGTGTCAAAGCCGCCACCATCAATGGGAGCGCCATCCTCGCCCACAGCGGGCTGGCCCGTCTCGTTCTCGACTACGCGGTGTCTGCCGCCAACGACGGCATGCTGTACTGGCATGGCTCACTCCTTAATTTGAAAGACTTTTTTTAAGCAGTTTTAATGCTCCATCTATCTCATTCGTATTGCGACTGCCTAGTGCCCCCGATTTTCTCGCTTTACGCACATTTTCAAGTTCTTTAATGGCGTCATCAACGTTGTTTCCAGCGTTTAAGACCGCTTCATTAGCGACGACTTTTGGGTCATTCCAATCCTTTGGAATGTGTTTTACCCGTTTACGCCGCAGAACCTCAACAAGACTTGGATCTGTAAACGCTACGCTAGTTGACCCAGATCCGTGTGCAGCAGGTTCATACACCTTAAACTTATTGTAGCCGTGAGGTTTGGCCGCTTCTACAACCGCTGGCATGTCTACGTAATGCGGTGTCCCTTTTATAGGGCTGTGACCTTGTGTTTTAACCGACTCGAGTATTTTTTTTGCTTTTGGATCGTTTAGTGGATCGAACGTAACGACTTTTGAAGGGTCTTTTATTTTTGCTTCAAATAAATAACCGCCATGCGGTCCACCAGTTATTGCCTCAGCTTGTGTTCTAACCCCTGGTTTAGGTTCGCTGAAATAAATTGCGCCATGCGGACCCTCTTTAAATTTTGTGAACTTCTTAGAAGTGCCGTGCAGTAATTCCTTACTAACAGCAGCTCTTCTAGCTTTAAGCAGATTCTTGGCAAAATCTCCAGGTGGCCCACCCAGCATCGCAAGACCTGCAATGCCCACATTCATCAGCGATGGATCTCGAGCAGCCTGGGCGACATCGCCAACGTCTGCCGCTGGCGAAAACTCGTACACGCCCTGCAACAGTTTCAACAAGTCGGCATGACCGCCACCGCCGCTGCCCTCGCGCTGATCGTACGGCACCCGTGCAAGCTCATCCTGGCGGGCCGTAGCAAACGGCAGGGGCTGACCCCGACGATTACGCCCCTGTAACATCTCGAGCAGTTCGCCAGCCATCGTTCCTACAGTTGCGCCGTATTCTGCGCGTTCACGGCATTGGTCTGTATCAGCGACGCCACGCGCTGCGCGTTGCTCTGCACCTGACTCATCAAGTCATCCGGTCCCTGCGGACCCGTGCCGCTCATCGATCCCACGGC